CTACGTCTGTGTTCTCGGTTTAATGGTTAACTTTCTTATCTCTCCAATTTGTGCAGGGTTTGGCTTTAATATTCCGCAAGCTGACATGAGTGTAATGATGCCAGTGCTAACTGGTATGCTTGGTCTGGCTGGCATGAGATCATATGAACGCGTTAAACAAGTAGGCAAGTAAAGGAAATACAATGGCATTTAAACTATCAACTCGCAGCATCGATAGGCTTATCGGTGTAGATGAACGGCTTGTAACTGTAGTTAAGTTAGCTATTCATAAAACTAAAATAGACTTTGGTGTTATCTGCGGCATGAGAACTTCTAAAGAGCAAGAGGATTTGGTTGCAAAGGGTGCATCTAAAACTATGAAGTCTAAGCATTTGCAGGGTCATGCTGTAGATTTGATGGCATACATTGGTTTAAGATCTTCATGGGAACTTAATCTATATGATGATATTGCTTCTGCTATGGCTGAGTCTGCGCGTGAAGTTGATGTCCCTATTCGTTGGGGAGCAGCTTGGACTGTTCCAAACATTGCTTACTTCGATGGCACAATGGAAGATGCAATGAATAGTTATATAGATACAAGGAGAACCCAAGGGCGTAGGCCATTCATAGATGGCCCACACTTTGAGCTTATGGTCTAAGCCTTGGTCTTTGTTTAAAGTCACTATGAATTAGATCTGTTTCTCTGCATCTGGACATAGAAAATTCGTACTGCTCTGAGATAAAGGGATAGTAAATGTCACTTGCTGTGTGACAGGTTGCTATATCTTTGAAGTAGATCTTTGAATGTATCGTATGCTCTTCAACATAATAGGTCAGGATTAAAACAGACCAAAACATTATGGCTTGCTGTAAAGATAAACTGAATCTTTCTTTCTATGACTAAACTGAATACGTTCTCTATGTAAGGTTCCATCTCTGTACATAAGGTCAAGCATCTGACTTGATGATCGTATGTTGTTACCTGTGATTGAGGATACATCTTCAGCATACATAGTTTGACCATTGGTAAAGCAGTCCATGATTACCTTGCGTTTTATTAATGACTGCTGCCGTTGTTCTTTGATTGATCTTGATGATGCTGTTGCTACCGAGTGTATCTTTTGAACAGGGATCTTTGGCCCTTTTGCTGTGTCGTGTTCTCTTTGCCTGAGTTCTTTGAAGATATAGGAATAGCCTATTTCATATTTCTGTTGTTTTGTTTTGCCTGATGCTATTAATTTTTCTAGGGTTTTATAGTCGAGTTTCTCTGTATCATTTCTATTAGTGCTTCTAGTTCTTTTAGCCTTTGAACGAGGCGTGGCCTGTTGCCTGTTGCTGCTTCTTCCACCATAAGCTTCAATAAACGGAGCGCCCGTTGAGTTGCCTTCTCTTGATTCAAGTTTGCTGCTTCTTCTTTCATTTGCTTTTCTCCTAAGGCATGAGAACTGTATATTAAATTCTTTAGTTAAAGCTTGTACTAAGCCATGTGGTATTTCAAGTAACTCTGAAGCTTGCTCTTGAGTAAGCCCCATCTCAGCAGCGTTGATGCACTGCGTTATTTGTTTATCATTCATGTGAGCCTCTTTTATTTAAAAAAAAGGACCGCCCGAAAGCGGCCCAGTTGAGTCAGGAGGTTCTTCCAAAGAGAGAGGGCCTTGGAAGATACACTTTATCTTAGAACGGAATCGTATCATCTTGCAAGGCGCTTTGCTGCTGGGGGGCAGCGCCTTGCTGCTTATCACTAATGACAAACGAGATATAAGGTTTACCATCTTTAGTTCTCTTCCATCCAGCAACACGTTTCTCCTCACCAAACGGGCCACTGAAATCAGGAGCAGACTCATTGCCCTTCTTGTCGTTGTCAAAGAGAACACCAACTTGCTGGTAGATTTCTATGATACTCTTACCATCTCTTGTTGTACCTTTAATTAAAGCAACTCTTTTGTCGTTGCCTTCTACGTTTAGCTTGCCTTGCAGTATGAGTGACTGCTCTGGAAAGGGTGTAAAGGCTGCGCCTTTGTTAGTATCGTCATATGTATCTGACATTGTAAGCTCCTTGCTTAGTTAAATATTCCAAGTATCATTTGGTTTGTTGGTTGCTGGTAGTTTGCTATCAGCTATTTTTGTAGATGGCTTGCTTGCTTCGTTGCCATCATCGTCTTCTGCTCCAAGGTTAGCCATGCCTAGCAATCCATAACGTCTGGCGTATGTAATTGCAGAGCCTAGTCCTTGCATATCTTGCTTGCTTAACACTAGATAAACTTTGCTAGAGAAGCTTGGGCCTGAGGTGTGTAGCAATACTGTTTCTACATACGCACCTAGCTCATCTCTGCCACATGGCTGCATAACCACAAAGCCATTGCTCTGGAATATACCTGACGTAGCTTCGATCACTGCCTCAAGTGAAGCGTATCTATTCTTGAAGTGTGGATTGACACTGTCCTTCTTGACAGGGGCCATATCTTTCTGTGCTTGTAGCAAAGACTCTATTGCTGTTGGTTTCTCTTTAGTCATTGGTTACTCTCCTTTTTTTTGTTAACCATATTTTCCCATGATTTTATTTCCCACTCTGGTTTAAGATGTATTTGTGGTAGAACCTCTTCCAGAACTAATTGGACTCCAACATAAACTGCTTGCATAAACCCTTCATTATTAAAAGAAGCTTCTTGAAAATCAAAATCGTATAAATTTGTATCAGAATTGTTTTGGAATATATTAAAGTAAGCATCGATTCCCTCACGAACATGAGTCTCTACTGCTTCTTTTGTAAGATATTGTATTGCTCTATCTGAAACTAAATCCATTACTTGCAATTCCATTGCACACCATAATTCATTGTTAGTAAACTTTACTTCTTGAGTTGTTGTGCCTAAGGCCATTATGTTGTCCTCCTTGTTATCCTAAGTGATCCGTTCTTGGATCGTTTGATTGTGAGACTATCACAGTAAACTTCTCTCTCATCTGATCCGACCATTCCCTTGAGGTCTTTCTTGGCTGAGTCAAATGCCTTGGCGTCTGCTTCGAGGGTGACGTAGGTGTACGCCGTGTCAACGAAGTGGTTGTCTGTGGTGGCATCGCGCTTGACCATGTTGTCCACCTCAATCTTGTCAGTCCCAAGTTGTATCGGCTCGTCATTACCAACTGGTTCTTCTTTGCGAAGCACGTAACCCCAGAAATCTGACACCACTGCCCACATAGAATTGAAATACTCATCGTTGCGCGAGACATAGGCTGACTCCCATTTGTTGTTGCCAAATATTACTGAGAGATAGGAACCATCTGCATCAGCTAGATGTATGTATAGCTGCAACTGTGGCATGTAATACTCTATTACTTTATCTAAAGTATTGTATGCGTTGGTGTGTTTGGCTTCTATTATTTGTAACTCAGCATCGGCTGACTCACACTTGGCATCTATCGTACCTTTGGCTGGCACTTTATTGATGGTCTTTTTGTAAGACTTTTGGAACCCTCCGATGGTTGTATTGTACTCATCGGCAAACCATTTTAAATTAAACTCTTCAGTAAGGTTACCCATCTGCACTGCGATGTTTCGTGACAAATCTTCTGGCTCTACTAAGCCTGTCTTGATCTGCCATAACTCCAGCCAGTTCCCCTGCATTATTTTTACGCAGTCAGAACCACCTATAAAACCTTTACGCTCCATGACTTTCTCCTTTTATTATAATTATATAGCTACTGCATATACGCAGTAACATCAATCCAATGTGACGTAACGTCACTTTGTGTACTTAGCAAAGTCCTCCTCTGTTACGTTGCCATATTTAAGCAGCCTCTCTTTCTGCTTGCCTGACAAATAATTCTGCCCAACAGGTTCGCCATTACGAATACGATCACCCATAACCTTATCGGTATCTAACACATAGTTAGATTTCTTGTACTCACGGGCATGGATAGGTGAGCTTGCTGCCTTGGCAACATGAGCATCCCACACCTGACCGCTAGTAAGACTGCCAATACTTTTTGGTTTGTACATCTTAGTTCCTTACTTCCCACAAAATACAAGTTTTACCCCATTGTGTTGTGCCACGATTGCCGCTGTCTTTGACGCGTTTTTCGTTTGATAGTTCAGACAAGCGCGGTTGAACGGATACATACGGGCGCTCTAACATACTTGCCACTTGCTCAGTGCTAAGTGGTGAGGTTGTTTCTAGTAACAGTTGATAAACTTGTTCTCGTAAAGTAACTTTCTTATTTTGAATATCATTAGCAGCGGCACGACTTGTATCTGTGTGCTGATAACCAATACCTTCTTTAGTATATCCCATGTTTTTTCTCCTTAAATAAGTTTTTCTGCTGCATAGAGAGCAATCAATGTGGCTTCTGCTCGTCCATCATCTTTCACTCTAGCAAATAAGTGGGCGTATTGTGGAAGACGTTGCGTCACAAGCCCACGACTGACGCCTTTGTCTCTGTTTAATCCGAAGTGTTTCTTCCACACTGCGGGGCTAACGTAATGGACAGCCAGCTTGCACGCTGCAAGGCCCATTTCTATTTGGCCGTAGCCTTGACCAAATCTAAACGTGCTGCTGACACCTTGATTAGGCATAGCGTTCACACGTTCTATCACTGCCATAGATGAATCATCATCTGAGTAAGTAAGTATGTCGAGCAGTGCGTGAAGATTAATTAAAGTTTTACCCTTTGGGCTTTTGTATGTTGGTATGTCGTAACACTCGAGCTTGTTTTTTTGACTGTCATATATGCTAACAGCACCAGTAAACCCCGGGTCTATACCGTAGATTATCATATTGTATCCCATGCTTTATCTATTGCAGCCTTGGACTGTTTACGTCTGTAAGTCTTTGGCTTTGGTGGTTGAATACTTTTCTTGTATCCCTTCTGATCAACAGATTGTTGCCAGTTATCATTATCATAGCAGTTCAAACACACATACCAGTGAGGTGTGGTTGATCCACCATAATTCTTAAGCACCGCTACATAATAGTGTGACTTTTCTTTACAGCTTATACATGTAGCAATCTTACCTAGGTGTGACCTTGAGTTCATATCCTAATGCCTCCAACCAACAGAACAATAGAAAGCCTGATGGTATTCTCTTGTGAGTTTCCCACTTGTGAACGATGGATGTAGTGCAGCCTATCTTATGAGCTAACGATTCTTGGCTTAAACTTTGGGAAAACCTTGCGTCTATTAGCATTTGTACCATGACCTCGTAATCTTTTGGGATCGTCACGGGCTTGCTGAAGTAGGTGTAATCTTTCAATGACATGATGCACCTTAAGGGCAGTTTCATATCGCATTTCAGTTTGTCCCTTCACTGTCCTATAGTAAGTTGATGAAGGGAGCTTTGCATAACCAAACGCTTTAAATAAAGAAACATTATATTCTTTGGCTTGATCTTGTAACTGTTGTAAATACGATTTCATACTGCACTAATGCAGCAATCTAATCCTCAGTGTCAACAACTAGGTGCGGTGGTATCCATCCTTTACCAGCGCAATCAGCACACTCAGCAGTGTCAGTATCAATGTATCCTATATCTATACCAAAGTTGTGAGGAACGGGTACGTCCCAAGTTATGTACCCGTTACCATCACATTGCTTACACTCTACCTTATCCATTAGTAAGGTATCTCATCGTCAATCTCCTCTGGTATTTGCGCTGCTTTTTCCCAAGCTGCTGTACCAAGAGCAACGAAACGCTTGCGGTTAAACCTTGGATTAAGTTTCTCAAGCTCGTCTGCTACTTTC